GATTTGTCGATTTGCCGTTAGGTATTGGCAAATAGAATAATTGTCGGGGCAAATATACAGCGTGGTGGGGTGCTTCTGTTACGCATTGGTACGCATTGATACGCATTGGTACGCATTAGCTAATTAATGCCTCTTTTTTGTATTTCGTCTTTGATATAGGGAGAGAGTTCGTAGCCTTGTGGGGTGCCATAGCGAGCAACAAATGTTAGGAATTCTTTAAAGGTTAGGTTTTTGCAGTGGCAAGAGCGATGGGGGCTACATTCTTCTATTACATCGTTGATAAAATACCGAAAATCACGCTTGTTCATTTCGAGGGCGTAATATTCGTATAGTTGTTTTTTGGTGCGAATAGTAGGGAGGTGCTTCATAGTAATTATGGGGTTTAAAGATTATTTTTTTCGAGCTCATTTTTATAGGTTTTTATGAGAGCTTTTACGCATTCTTTTTGGGCAGCTTCATAAGTGTCTCTACGCCCACAGCATTTATCAAAATTATTGTTATCGTAAATAGAGTAGATATAGAAATTTTCTGGTGCAATGTAAGAGCGAATATAGCTGTATAAGCCACGAGCTCTAAACCACGCAAAGATATCTGTCCACGTAGGAATAATTGCAATCTTGTCAAGTAAATTCTTGTCAAGTGTTTTGTATGTTAAATTTTTCATTTCACCGCAAAACACTACGTTATAACCTTTATTGCAGTCCTGAACAAGGAAGGGCTCAATTAATTGTGTGTAATCAATAGCAAATGTACAAGGCTCATCAAAACCTATTGCTTTAAGTTCTTGGGCTATATCCAAAGGTACAAGCCAAGTGGGGTAATTCAGTGTGTTCATTTTATTTATAAATTTTTAAGGTTATTCTTCTTCATCAGACTCTTCCTCTGAAAATTCTAAGCTGTCAATCATAAAGATATAACGAGAAGGGTCTCCACTATAACCCACATCAGCAATGAGTTCTATAGCCTCTTCATACGGGTGACCATCCACAGGGTCATCGTCCTCACTGTACTCCATATCTTTATCGTGCATCGCCTGTAATTGTTTTGCTACTTTTTCAGTAACCTCACCACTAAATCTAACTTGGTATCTTACTGTTATTCCTAATTCGTCAATTGTTACTTTTTTATTTTTCATCTTTGATAAATTTTCTGTTAATAATTCTTCCTGTTCTGTTTTTGATTTCGTTGTAGGCGATATTTAGGCACTCCTCAAGGGAGGTGTTTGCCGAATGAGCTATACTATTCAGATGCCTAAGTATATTAAAACCACTCAAAAAAGGAGATGGTTTAACAGTAGAATACTTATTAAGAGCCTCGTCAAAGAATAGGTTTATTATTGATTTATTGGCGTAAATAGCTGATAGAATATGAGGTGTATCAGCCCTAAAAGGCTCGGATAAGGCTTTTTTGATAATGGCTTCTACATTTTCATCTCTGAAATAGCAGTAGTTAATGAGGGTTATCATTACATCGCCTATGGCATCTTGGACAGCTGGGCGGTCGTTATCATAACACGCTTTGATGAGTTCGCCTCCTTCCTCGTGGGTTTTGAGGAGTTCGTCAAATGGTGTTAGTCGCTCATAAATGCCTCTTTCTTTTGCCCATTCTTGGATAAGGGGCACGAGTTCTTGGATTGTTTTCATTGTTTTCATTGTTTTTATTTAAATTTACAAAATTGTTGTTGTAGTAGGTATTTGTTATTGTAAAACCTCTACTTTCTTCTAATATTTCTAAGATAGATTTTCCTGCTTTTTGTTTTTCTGTTATATCTTTTAATACAGATTCTTTGATTTTTTCTACCATTAAAGTATCTTTATTCATTTGTCAATATTTTTAGTATCAATAATTTTCCCTAAACTTAGTACAAAGTAATTTTTACCCTCTTCTGCGCCCCATTCGGGTTTGCCAATACTTGGTGTTATACTTTTCAATTCAATAGTGAATTGAGGAGCGTTGTGGGCATATCCGTTGCGAAAACAGATGTAATGGTACTTCTTTGAATAAAACCGATTTGTCCAATAAGGCTTGATTTCTCGATACTCTTCTGTTTTCTCCCCTGAGAGTATCATATCAAACCATTGCTTTTTTAGTGTTAAATGTAAAGTGCTCATTTGTCTTCAGTTTTTAATTCTTCTCTAAGCCCCTTACAGTAGGAGCGGTAATTGATATTGGACTCTCTCATTAGTACATAATCGTACCATTGCAGTATCTTTCCTTTGGGTTTGTTGTGCTTCATATCGTAGTATATATCTTCAATATTGAAGACGTAATCCGATAGGCATATAATACCTCCCCCTACATCGTAATTGTCAAATTCAAATTGTAGCTCTTGCTTGTGGCAAAACTCCTTGATAAGATTGCGAGCAGCATACTCGTATAATTCTACTGCTTCTTTTTCTTGTGGTGATTGTTTTTTCATTGTTCTATATTTTTTCTAAATTTTTTACATTTATTACGACTGTAGAACCACAAACTTCTACATTGTAACTTAGAGATTCATAACTAATGTAAGCAATACTAATAATTATACCCTCCCTATTCAGATTGATAATTCTTACTTTATCACCTCTTTCAAAGTAAATACTTCTATCTTTTTTTGTTTCATTGTCTATAAATTTTAATCGTTTTGCTATTAATTCTACTATATCCACTGTTACGGCATTACCAATGAGTTTGTAACGTTGTGTTTTGGCAATTGGCTTTATTGTGACGTCGTAATTGCCGTACTGTGTCCAGTTATCGGGAAAACCTTGCAAGCGTTCACATTCTATTTCTGTTAAGTATCTTATCTTATTATCTTTAGTTTTTATAAAGCTACCTGTAGAAGTACTGTTTTTATAACCTCTTAATATTGTTCGTGAATAGTCGTATACGTTCCTTGTCTTTTTAAAACTGTCTTTTGCAATTTCTCTGATAGGAAATACTCCGCACTCACTTCGTCCTGCAAGATGTCCAACAAGGTATATTCGCTCTCTATTTTGGGGGAGTAGCCAGCTTGTGTTAAGCAATTGCCATTCAAGTCTATAACCCCCAAGGTTGGCAAACGCTTGGATAATCGCCCAAAAGTCTGCGCGAGCATTGGAGCTGAAAGCGCCTTTAACGTTCTCCCAGATAAATAAACTTGGTCGGACGTGAGCAATGAGGGCAATTGCGTACTCGATAAGGCTACTTTTTGCGCCTGCGAGTCCGGCACGCTTTCCAGCAAGGCTGAAATCTTGGCAAGGCGATCCGAAAGTGATAATATCTGCTCCTGCAATGTCTGCGGGCTGAATAGTGGTAATATCTCCGATGTAGTTTGCATTTGGAAAATTGTGTTTATAATTAGCTATTGCGTGTTTATCTATCTCTGAAAAATAGTGCTCTGTAAATTGGAAGCCAGCACGCTGAAATCCGAGCGAAAAGCCGCCTATACCGCTGAATAGGTCTATGATTTTCATTGTTCTTTATATGTTTCGTTAATCACATCTAAATGCTGGTATATCATTTCCGATAGGTCGTTAGAATATGACTCAAAGGCGTCTAATAGTACTTTGTCGTCTTTCATTGTTTTTTTGAATTGCTTCACCGCCTCGCCGCTAAAGTGTTTTAATCTACGAAAGGCGAGTTTAAATTCTCTGCTGAATTTTGTATCGTCAATTCCGTGCATCAGCTCATTAAGGCTATCGGCATACGATAGGGCAAGGATTGCATAATGGGCTGTCTTTTCACGCTTGAGTACGGGCATTACGACGGCTTTGTCGTGCTCGGCAATTGCGATATTCATTAGGGTTCGTGCTTCTTGGGGGGTAACTTGCAAACCCCTTACACGGAGTTCTGTTATAAATCTGTTGTTGTTCATTTTTGGGTGTTTTTGTGTTCGATTAGTGTTCGCCTTGTGTTCGGTTAGTGTTCGGTGTTTATTGTAGCGATAACATTTCCGATAGTTCTTTGCCTTCTGTGATGAGCCAGTTATAATAGAATTGCAAGGTTACTTCTTGTTTTATGCGTAATATTTTGCCCTCTTTGTCTGTTTTCCCTTGTTGAAATAGGCTAATGAGGTTCTTTGCCGTGGCAAACTCTTTATTATCCTTGGCGATGGCTTGCTGGTGGCGAAGTTGTTTGTCTGTCTCACTTCGCATTAGCTGCCTATCACGTTCTGTTAGGGTTGCGAAGTAGGGTTTGAGTGCTCCTCGCCTTTGTAGGGCTTCGTATATTGGTACGGGTAGGGGAGGCATCGCTTTTGTAGTTTTGTACTCCTCAAAATGCTCATTGAGCCAACGAAGCACGTTTTTTTCTTTTTCCTCTTCTGTTATCATTGGGATTGCTGTTTTAGGCTCGTTACTAATGCTGATATGGTGGTTTGTTTGTGTTTCTCGCTTCCACTCGGTGTATTTTTCAAGTACGGTAGATACATAGGACACGTCAAAGAAATCAAAAAGCTTGGTTATTTCCCCAAATTCTTTACTTCTATCCATCTGAAAGGCTTTGTATATCTCTTGAAAAGATAGTCCTGAAAAACGCTCAAAAACGGCTGTCCATATTGCCTGCTTTTGCAAAGGGTCAATTTCTCCCTTAAGTCCTACAAGAGTAGCAATGCGGGTGAATAGCAGTCCGAATATAGGAGCGATTGCTTCGCGGTCGAGGTTTTTAAGGAGTGGGTATTGGTGTCCTGTTTTAGCTATTGCCAAAGGTGTGAGCTCCCCAGCCTTGCATATTGTTTCTAATATTCTCTGCTGTTTGTCGTCCTGCAACGTAGGGAGGTTTTCCGCTTGGTGGTGTGTAATGGTTTGTGGGTGTGATGATATTTCCATATTCGTCGATGATTGTTTGTTGTGGTGATTGTAAGGGGGCTTGTGCGCTGTGTAGCCAATCAGCCTCAAATCCTTTCCATTGCTTCTGTACTATGATGCTCAGTACTGTGTTTATATCCTGATTTGTTTGTTGCACCTGATTTACGAATGCTTTTAAAGCGCGCTCTGTATTGACGGCTTTCTTTGCTTTGCGTATTTTGAGCCACTCGTCTACAAGTTCAGGAGCAAAGCCTTCTGATAGCATTGCCTTTCTAAAATTGAAAGGAGGGGGGGCGGGCGCAACTGGGGGGGAGGTTTCTTTTTGGGCGTTTAAAGGCTGATTGTTTTCCTCCTCACCAAAATCTGTACGCGTGCTTTTTTGTTTCTTTTTTTCTAAAAAAGAAATATCATTTACATTATCATTTACATTTACATTAAGGGGGCTTTTGCTTTTTTTGCTTTTTTCAAAAACCAATTGGTTTTTTTGCTTATCTTTGCTTTCTTCTAATTCATTGGTTTTCAGCGGTCTGCCTCCTTTTGCTCCTGCTTCTTTTCTCTTTTCTTTGATTGATATATACTTTTGTGTATCCCTATCAATCGTTTGTTTTACAAATCCGAATGCTACTTTTGCAAGTGGTTTTAGTTCAATCAAGTTACTATATATGGCATATTCCGTAATAGCCTGATAAACTTCCAACTGAACCTCACTTGGCAAATCCCGAATAACATTCAACCAATCTTTGTAAAAAACAAATGTTTCTCTTTCCATAATGTAGGTGTTAAAAAAAACTCCCCTCACCAACGCCCTGCGCTATGCAAGGGGAGACAAATGAATGAAATATTAGACTGCTTGTTTTTGCGCAGCCTCTGCTTCGTCTATAAGGTCAAAAAGCGTTGGCATACTTACTTTTTGTTTTGCTGCCTCGCAATAGGCTGCACCGTCTAAAAAGTATTGTGGATTGAGTTCAAAACCTACTCCATAACGACCTTTAAGCACTGCACGATAGGGGACTGTCATTAGCCCTCCAAAGGGGTCTAATACTACATCTCCCTTGTTGCTCATCTGCTCAATTACACGGTCGGCAATATCAAACTGCATTGGGCAAAGATGCATCTCTTTTCCTTTGCTCCATTGTGATCCGTTTAGGGTAAGCATACGGGTTACATCCGTCCACACTTCATCACTCCAGCTTTGAGGCTGTAAGAGCATAAACGAGGTGGGTAGTTTGCCGTGTAGGTCTAATGTTTCGGCTATTTTTACATTGAAGTCGTGATTATAGATTGTTTCCAACGAAAAACGCTTATACTCTTGGAATATGCTATCGTGAGGAAGTTTAGCCAATTCTTCAGGCTTTAAACAACGGTTACCTGAGGAGCGTGTAAATCCGTGTGCGTCTATTTGCCACTTGGCCCGTGTGTAGTCTTTTTTGCTCTTAATTACGGGTTCATCAGCATAAGCGTTAGTTTTATCGGTTGCGGGCTTTCTGAATAGTAAGAGATATTCAGGCATTCCTACACCCATCTTAGTTCCATCTTTACATTGCTCGCTCCACCCTAAGCGGTAGGTTTGATTATTCTCACGAACCACATCAGTAACGATGGTTTTCATACCCATATAGGCGAAGCCGTGCTTGGTATAGTGCTGTATGCAATCTACGTGAAAAGGGTAAACAGTTTGCACGCCCATTCCTGATAGCCCCATTGGTACAATTCTGTCCTTAACGTGTATTGCGGCTATCCTCCCAGGTTGTAGCACTCTGAATAAGTTAGGGGTAAGGTAGTCCATTTGCTTAAAAAATTCCTCATTGCTTTCAGAATGACCAAAATCAGCATAATTAGGAGAATACTCGTATTGAGTGCTGAAGGGTATTGAGGTAAGGATAAGCCCTACACTGTTGTCTTTTAGTGCGTGCGGGTTTTCGTTAGGATTGAGTTCTACTACATTGTCGTTATTTACGATATGATAGTAATCATTTTTTATCTCAATACGCTCCACACCTATTTTGCGCGTAAGTACTTGCGCCATTTCAGAATGAGAAAGTCCGTATCTTTTAATTATTTCGGTCATATTCTTTACGAGTTTATTATGGTTTTTCCACTTGTTTTCTAAGGTTTTACGCACGTTGCGTTCGGCTTCGGTATAGATTAAATCTACTCGCACCACGTTCTTCTGTAGGAAACGTTGCAGGCGGTGTATAGATTGAATAAAGTCGTTAAACTTATAACCTATCCCTAAGTATATTGCCCAACTGCAATACCGCTGAAAGTTACACCCTGAGCCTGCTATCACGGGTTTTGCTCCTAACTCTTGCAACTCGCCATAAGAGAATTGCTTTATTATCTCCTCACGCTTTTCAAAATCTTGAGAGCCATATATTGATTTTAGCGTTGGGATAGCCTTTTCGATTGCCTTGCGTTCACTCTCTAAGTCGTGCCATATTACACGATGTGCTTCAGGGGCTTCAGCACGGAGTTCTAACATTTTAGCGATACGGTCGTCTAATGACTCTCGTTTTTCTTGTGCTGATTGTTGTAGCCCCAGTGCAGTGTCTTTAAATAACTTTCCTTGACCGTCTTTTTCTACCCCCGCATTTTCGTGATTAGTAGGTATTTCGTGCCAACGCAAATCTAAGTCGGGGAGTATGTAACCCATATCGTCTGCCTCGTTTTGGGTAATATCAGAAGGCTTTGTAACGAAAAGTCCCCAAGAGGACACCCATAACCAAAACTCCTCTTCTTTATGAGCGTGCAAAGTGAGTTTATCAGCCTTAGTACTATCACGTTTAAAAAAGCGTGTTTTGGCTTGTGATACATCCATTACCCCTAAGAAGTCAGCATAAGCCAATAACTCTATGTAATCATTAGGGGAAGGAGTGGCTGTGGCTACAAATCGGTATTTGATATTGTCAGCACCTCTACGCTGTTGCATAGGACCGGCGTCTCCTGTAAATAACCTCATAAACTCACGGAACGTTTTAGAGCCTCCCAAACCTCTGAGGATACTAGCCTCGTCAAGGCTTGCTACCTGAAAGTGTCGAGGGGCTAATCTGCCATCTCTGATACTTTCATAATTGGTTAGGTAGATGCCGTCCTTATCGTCTGTTTCCTCAATACGGCGTATAAATTTAGGGGCTACCTCCCAGCCGAGAATATTCTTAGCGTCTTCGACAAACTCTTGTCGTACAGAAAGCGGACAAACTATAAGCCCCTTACCTCCTCCTAACTTTTGAAGGACTACCCTAACAGCTTCCAGCTGTGTAACGGTCTTGTGAAGCCCAAAGGACGCAAAACAAGCACGCCTACCGCCTTCAACCATCCACTTGACCATAAGGCGATTGTGGGGCTTCATACGAGGGTTAATCTCATCAAGGCTACAAGGAAACCCTTGTTTAGGAGCGATTTTGATTTTGTTCTTTAAAAACTCTTTATAATCATTCATTTTTTTGATTTGAAATTAGAGATTTGATAAAGATTGCCGCGCGCTCAATCTCCTTTCAAATCGGGTTGTTTTAGCCCCCGCTCACGGCTCGAATGTGAGTGCTTGCCTATCGGGGTGCACAATGGCTACATTACAATTCTTTTTTACTTTTATCTATATATTCCTTGCAAAACTGGTGGTCTATTACCGCCTCTACATTCAGTGTTTTTGCCGATAGCAAGGTCATCGTATAAGGAGGTAATTCTTTATCATCATCAGCTACTCGCATATAAGTTTCATAAAACGCCTCGCTTAGTACTTTTGCTTCTTCTGCATTAGGTGCTTTCACTAAAAAGCGCATTGGGTAAGATTCTTTATTTACCATTATTTCTACCTCTATCTGATAGAACTTATTTTGCTCCTCATCGCTGTTTTTCTTTGCCAACGATACAAGGGTAAAATACTGCTGCTCTTTGAGTGATTTTATTTCATAAAACCCAATGTAATTTTGTTCGATATAGTCAGTTATAATTCCCCTTGCTACATCTATGCTGTTAGCATATAGGTAGAACGTTCTTTTTTTTCGAGAGATTTCCACTACCGCTATCCATATAGTACTGTTGCCTAATACAGCATCTGCAGTGCGTTGTATTGAACTTAATCGTACATCTTTAATGTCAAGTTCCCCACTCTTGATAAAGAAGTCTATGGTTTGAAAATTCTCATCGTTTAATTCTTCGCCCTTAGAAATAATGAGTTCTTTTCGTTCTATGGTTACGACTTCCCCAGTATCCTCGTCTGTAAAATCTTCTTTCCAATGTCTGTACAGACTATTCATTAGATACTTAGATTCTTTGCCTTTCAATAATGAGAGGTCGTTGGAAGTCATTATTTTCTCATTAAATCGGCTTACGGTTTCTTTTTTCATTGCTTATTTTACTTTAAAACTTGCTTATTTATATTTTCACTTTGATATTCAGTGCTTTATAACTTGTTTTTATCCTTGCTTAACGAGTGGTGAAAATTGCTTATTCCTCATTGTCGGGTTCTGGCAAATCAAGATTGAAATTATCCATACACATTTGCCTTACTTGCTGCTTAAACTCCTTTTCCCATTCGTAGGTGCTTAACTTGGTGCTACTCACTGGCACTCGCTGTATCTCACCTGTGGCAGGATTAGGACGCTCCTCATAATTACACAAGGCTTTCAGTACATTATGTACCTCATCAGGAGGATAAAACTCGCCCCAAGTGTCATTCATAGCCTGCTGAATGATAGGTATCCAAACGCCCCAATAGAAAGCATTTTGCTGTACGCTTCGTTTCTTGCTTCGCCTCTCAATGGTGATATTAATATTCGTATCATCAAATGAGGCTATAGCGTTTTGTATTAGATTGCGATTTTGCACCAATTTGCCGTTCTTAACGTTACTCGGAATGGTTATCTTTTTCATTGTTATCGTCTTTGAAAGCAAGGCAGGACTCGAACCTGCTATTATCCCAATTGATACTTGCTTTTTTTGTTGTGTTAATTACCTAATATTAACAGTATTCAACATTCAGTTTCTTTGATTTTTCATACACAACCTCACCATCTTCAGTTACTTTACTAACGTGAAATGCGTGTCCTTGCACACTGTCGGGTTCTTCATCTTCAAGATAATCAAATGGACTTTCTTCAAAAATATCCATTGCTTCTTCATAGCTTTCTGCTTCTACAATAGCCGTGTACTTACTTTCTTCCACGTGGCTAAATTTAATTACATACTTTTTCATTTTTATTTGAATTTATTGATTATAATAAAGGTTTTGCGATTTCTAATAGTTCTTTTTGTTCTTCGATGAATTTGTATGCTATCTTTTTTGTTTTAAAATATAGAGCTCTACTAAATGTACCTGAGTATGTTACAAATAATCTATTACAAATGACTTCTACAGTCCATTTAACACTATATTCAGCCCAATCAGGTTGCCAACCCTCATTGTAATAGTCTCTTAACCAAATTAGTTTAGCAAGAGCTTCAAACGCTTTACACATTCTTTCATCAGGAAGTTCTATACCATTTAATAGGGTAACATATTCACCTTTTTTTAAGGACTCTGCTCTAATCTCATCATAAGTTGGTGCAGGTACTTTTTGTTCAAAGCCTTGCAAGGTGTAAGGAGAAGTTGAAAGTGTAGGTGTTCGTGAAAGACCTCTATGTCTATTTGAAGTAATATCATCACCTATAAATCTACCGTCTCCCGTATAACAATAAATTACTCCTCCACACAAAACACGTAAGGTCATATCTCCCTTAACTTCTGTTATTTTCAGAGGTGCTTTACCAAAGAAAACTTGGTCATACACCTCCATTCCTACTTTAAATACTGTTTTCATTTTCTTAAAAAGCCGTTACTAAAACGCTTTGGTGCGAAAACCTCACGACTGACGGTTTTACTATAATGATTTCCATACTATCGGTTAAGATAGTCCTTGTGCTCATTCGTGTTTATAAAAACTTCTACTTTTATGCAGCTCTAATACCTCGCTGCTTTCCTTTCTGTTTGCCTCAATAAACGCCCTTGCTTGCTGTATGCTAAGGTGTGTATTGATATTGCCGTAAGCGTGTGTATATTCGCCCTTTGCGTGCGCTTCTTTAATCGCCTGCTGTATGTACTCCTCGCAGTAATTATGCTCAATAGCATAGAGGTCGTAACCTTTGGCACTGATACCCTCCAAGTGCGCTGTATCGGTAGCGTGGAATATCTTTTGTCCACTATTGAGGAATATTCTCCAACCTACATTCGGTACATCGTGATAGAGCTTTACAGGTGATACTTTAAACGCCCCATAATCGTATAACCTACCTACTTGCAGCACATCAATATTCGTTAGCCCCTCCAACTTCTCTAAGAGAAAATCAGCACAAGCAATGCGCAATGTAGGTCGCTCGGCTTGTAATCGTTGTAAGGTGCGTAATTTCAAGTGGTCGCCGTGCTGGTGTGTGAGTAACACAATTTTCAAAGAACGTTTTACCGCTTCTAAGGCTTTGAGTGTAACGCCACAATCTACCATCAATAAGTTGTCGTAAATCACGGCGTTACCCTCGCTACCTGAACTGATTACTTTTGCTATTCCCATTCGCTTTCTGTTAGGTTATATACC